CCTGCACCGCCACCAGTTCCAGCAACAAAGCCGCCGAAACCGCCTGTTATTCCTTGGAAAATAGAATTAAATATAGGCTGAGTGGCTTGCTGTAGGGCTATTTTAGCCATGTCCTTAATCATGCTATTGGCAAAGTTTTTAAACGAACCGCTGCCGTCAATCATTTCTTGCGCGAAACTAGCACCCCAGCTTCCAACAGCACCTTCAAACTGGCTAAAATGGTCTTTTGTCTTAGCTAGAGAATCATCAATAGTTAAGTTACCTTCAACTATGCTATCAGTTAATCTGCCTTGAGCCTCTATACGGCCTCGAATGTAATTTTCATCAGATAAAAGCCCTTCACCTGTCACTCTGTTTCTAGTTTTATTAAGCTCAAGCAATAAAGCTATTTCCTCATTATATATTTCTTGAGGAGTTTTTAGAGTTTCGTTATAACTAGCAGATAAAGGTATTAATTCTTTATATCGCTCAGTGATTAAATCTAGTGATTTTATTTTAATGTTGTCACTAGTATTTATTGATATTAATGGGGTTAAATTTGATGTTTCATTCGGGTCTTCATCATCTAAATTACCCCCAAGCTCTACTGTAGTTAAGATCCCTTTTCTATACTGGAGCATCACTCGCTCTTCCTGCAAGACTTTAAGCCTGCTTTTATCTAGGACTAACTGTGTTTTTGCTACATTGATCAACATCTGTGATTTGCCTGACATATCATCAGACTCACTTATTTTTATAGTTTCTTGTAATGTCTTTATTTTTTCCTCTAATTGAGAAAGTGAATCTCCACCGAAAAAATCAGTTATAGCCGCCCCAGCTAAAATAACTTTTGAAGAAAGGTCAAATATGCCTTCTGTAAATTTATTCATACCAGTTTTTAATTGGTTATCGTTTAATTCTTTATTAAGTTCGTTAATTGCATCCGCAAGCTTTTTGGTAGAGCCATTTTCCACTTCAAATAAGTCTCCAAATGAACTACCTAACGAAATTAATGCGCCACCTAAAGTATCTCTAGCAGCTTTTGCGCTACCGCCAAATTGAACCTCTAATTCTTTCAGTATTAATATTTGTGCGCCAGCAGAATCGCCAACAGCTACCATATTTTTGACTAATTCTTTTTGCTCTTTAGAAAAAGTTATACCTGAACGGCTTAACGCGCTCATTCCTTCAATTGGGTCGTTTAATGCTTTACCAACCTGAATGGATGCGCTTTTTAAATCAGTACCCATTGCTGTAGCAACATCAAGAACCGCTTGCTGGGCGCGAGGCATTATCTTCTTGCCGATCTGGGTAAAGGTGAGCATTAACGATTGGCTTGCAATTATAGCTTCATCGCCGAAGGTAGAAACGGTTTGCAAATGAGCAGCGTAGGCTTGAAGCCCTTTTGATGATTCCTTACTAAATCTACCAGTTGATTTAAGGGTTTGATTTAATTGGGCAACTACTCGTTCTTGTTCAATAGTGTTTTTTATAGTCTTAACAAAAAGACCAACACCAATAGCCGCAGCAGCTACACCAGCCACCGCGCCCATTTTAACAAAAGCCTTCCCTAGACTTTTTGCAGCTTTTTCAGTTTTACCGCCTTGCTTTTCAAGTTTATTTAAATCCTTTGTGGTTTTGGTTATACCCTTGGATTTAACCTTAATTACTAGACTCGCTGCATCTGCCATTTTAAAGATTCCTTAATACGTTCTGAATTGAATCGCTACTCTGCTTAGTGTTACCAACAAACGGCCTTGGAATGTCATTGCCATCATATTCACTATGCTTTCCACTATAGACCAAACTCATTAAGTGGATAGCCTTCGATTCAAATTTATTTAAATTGGCCTGAGTTAATTCGTTCCATGCGTTTAACTCTGACCATTCAGGCTTTAAACCAAAGTCCATCGCCATCTCATAAATATAACGGCAATAGCTAATATCAGGCATATCATAGTCTAATAATTCGCGTCTTGTCTTGCTTTTCCTATCTTGTCGAGAATTTAACCACGCTAGTTGATTAGCATACAAACTCAAATCATCTAGCGTTTTGGCAAAAAATTCTTTTGATCTAAAATGAAACCCTCGACCTGTCTGCGTACTATTAACCGTTCCATGCTGTATATCTTCTTGGCATTATCTCGATTAAATGGCAACTCTTTACCTTCAAGGCTGAGATTAACCCAGCTAACAGTCAGGTCAATTAAAAGCTCAAGTGCATCAGATACTTTCCGCAATGACTCTTTCTTAAATGCTTCGGCATACTGTTTAGAATAAGCCCCATATACCGTGACGACAATATCAGTGTCGTCGCCAGTATACGGGTCTGTAATCGTGCATTCAGCCGTTTCATTAGCTATCAGTAAGGATAAGTCCATTATGCAGTAGCAGCTACTACACCGCGATAATCAATTCTAAGATTAGCGGTTACTGCTCTTATAGTGTCTGAATCACCGCCAGCGTCTACAATGCTAAAAGTCAAAGCTTCAAAATAATCAGTCTCGCCATTACTATATGCAATTTTAAAAGAATGATTAGCATCAGAGATAGCAGCAGCGGCAAGAATGCCTTGACCAGCATCAGCGCGATCAACGCCTATTTCGATTGATAACTCAGATTCATCATAAGAACCTTTTTTATGAATCGTTCCGCGAGTAGTCAAGTTGGTGTATGAAACATCGTTATAAGTTCGACCTTTACTGCCGATACTAGTTACTTCACCTATTGCCGTGAATACCACGCCAGCAGCTTCAAATCCTGCTTCGTCGTAACTTGCTGGGATATCGTCAGATATTGAAACGGTTGAGCCTGCAAATGTAATTGGAGTAGCCATTGTAAATCCTATGTAATTGTTTGATAGTTTATGAAAACAGGCACGACATACCACGCATTATCTCGTGAGCCTGTACCACGCGACACTGATTTAATTCTTAACTTAACGCTATTGTAAATAAGTTCACCACGAGCAAAATGAGTTGATAATAAATCTGCTTGACTTATCGCCAGTCCTTTTCCCTGATCTAGTGGGCATATTACATCAATCTGGTATAAACCTAAATGATCTTCTGAGCTGGTATAGCCTAGACCAATCGGTAAAGTATCCGCTGGTAAAATTGTCGGCCTTAAAAATAAAGTCCCTACTGTCGGCTGATAATCTATATTCTCCCACGCAACTTCAAGGCTATTACCAACTGCAAATGCATTTAACTTTGTGTCTAAAGCCGCCGATATGTCTAAAAATGATGTACTCATTTAACCTTGCTCGCTTGACGTTTAACTTCTCGCTCAAACTCTAAAACACTAACCCCGATCATTCCTGATGGCGCTTGCATCGAGTAGTTACCATTTTCAACCAACTTAGCATAAGGCAAATTATTAACCATGTATATCGTATCGTTTAAAGATGCTGCGCCTATCGCTGATTGTATTTTTAATTTTGATTTAGTATCGAGCATTTTCACTGGTGTTATGTCTTTATCACCAACAGTTCCACTAGCTGGCTTATTTACATCAACCTGCCAATTACCCTTCAGCCGACCAGATTGAACAGGTGTTCTTTTTACTATAGCGCCGAACAATCCTATAGTCGTGCCTCGAAATATTTTCTCAGCATTCTTGACTGATTTTTCAGTAAAATCATTAAGCTCTGAGTTGAAGCTCATACATCACCGCCGTACCTGCTGGATTAATCGGGTTAACAGCTAATACTTGGTATGCAATAGAGTCGACAGTTATAACATCACTAATTTCTGGTGTACTACCTACACTCATTAAAAAACGTCTATCAGAAGCAATAACAAAACTCCCATCTATTCTGTTACTTTGAAAATGCAACAAAACACCAGTCGAAGAATATGCCGTAGTTGTGCCACCAGTAGATTGACCAGTTGCAGGGTTGAAAGTTGAATCATTATTCCTGTGCGTCCAGCTAGCTGCTTGACCTTTTTCAGTTAATAGCTTTGTCGCTGTGTTTTTCAGGCCGACATAAAAGCTCATTTTCGAGTAACCGAAAAGCTAACTCCGCCAGAAAAAGCGGTTAATTTTCTTTCAAGTGACTTAATCCTTAAGCTATAAACAAACGGCGCAGAATTATCTAAATATTCAACTTCTATGGCATCAACCTTTTCACGTTTAATTGATCTTTCTACATCAGCTAACGGGTCATTACCATTACCTATTGCAATCGATACTTCAAACTGTAAATCTTTTAATAATCTGGGTATCTCATCTAGTTCGACAGAAAAGCCATCAATTGAAACATTTGATCTAGGCCATTGCATAGACTGTTCTTTAGTTAGCTTTAAACCAGAAAAACTAAGTTGGTCAATATACAGAATTGACTTGAGTAATAGAGCATCAACATCGCCGACAATAGTAATGCCCCTATCGGATGCATATGCAGTTAGTTCAGCTGATGAAACATAGCTTTCAGCGTTAGGCTTACCAGTTCCGTCTTCTACTATTAGGGTCATTATTTAATCTCGTATTGTTACAGTTGGAACTTCAATTATTTGTAAGCCAGCATGAGCTGTAGATAATACATCATAAATAGTCGAATTTACTAATTGAGTCGTAGTTGTTTCAGCGGTAATCTGATGCGGTTGACATCTAGCTACCCCTGATCATTTTATACATGACTGACCAAGTGCTGATAGTTAGATTTAAATTATTTATTGAGTTAATCATGGCATTTAATTCTGCCATTGTTGCATATGGGCTATTTTGTGATTGAAATAACATTTAGTTAATAACCTTTAATAATTTGCACCCTGAAATAAAAAGGCTGCTAGCGATTAAGCCAACAGCCTATTAACCTAGCCTAGCAATAGTGCCGTATGCTCTGGCTTGATGTTTTTAACACCCCAAGCCAAACCAACTTCATAACGAACTTTTCTATAGCCTTTATACATTGCAAATTCCATAGAAAGGCCAGATCGTGGGTCAGTAATAACCATTACATCGCTAGCCATATCACCTTCGCTTGGTCGGGCTGGTGTTCTAGCTGCAAGCACTAGCGCAGATCGAGAAAAGCACATATTTCGAGCAGACGCAGCGACTACTGTAATAGCAGTATTTGAACCAGCAATCGCTTTTCGTAAACCGTTACCAGCAATTACAACAACATCACCAGTAGCAGGGTTAGCTCCAGCAAATGTAGCCGAAGTTACAACATACTGATTAGTATCGCCTGCAAAAGTAATAACATCACCTGCAACAAGAACACCTGTACCAGTTGCGTTTTGAAGCCCAAACGATGTAACGCCGACAGCATAACCAGCGTTATTAGTTTTACCACCAGCCATTGTGCCTGCTGTTGATGTATTGATTTGAGCTGATTCACGCAAAGGCATTCCAGCAATATCAAGCAAAACACCTTGACGTAAAAGGCTATCAGTGCCAGCAGCATTTACAGCAGATTGCTTACCAATCATATTAGCACCAGCAGTTGTATCAATTACTAATTGTGGGTCAATATCGCCGCCATTATCTTTAAGAATTTTACGGGCTAATGATGCACCCATATAATCATTAGCAGTAGCAAACGGCGTAGTGCCAGCAGTACCAGCAGCGCGACTAAAAGTAGCTTGCAACCCAGCCAAATCAGACTCGACTTCGTTAACAATTGACCGAATAGCCTGTGCTATTTTCTGAGCGCGGACACCCATATAACCAGCGCCTGAATTAAGTTTTAATTGGTCATCGCCAATAAAACCGAAGTTCGCAGCCCGTGACTTAGTAATAACGATATCAGTTGAGCCAGAAGTTTGACCAGTTGGGTCAGGTATTGACATTGCAGGGTCGATATCAGCGACATTGCCAGCAGGTTCGACATCGATGCGGATGTTTTGATTAATACCAGCAGCAGACGCAGAAGCGTTCATTGTTACAGCAGGGATTAATCCAGTAAGTTCTCTTGATACAACATCTAATGCTTCATAGATATCAGGTACAAGTGATGTAATGTTATTTTCAGCCATGTTATTTCCTATAAATTATGTGATTTCAGCTTTACCAGCGGCTATATCTTTTGAGAATGCCATCTGTTGAACTGGGTTTAATGCCGCAAATTCGGCTCTATTTATTACTTTACCAGCACCGCTGTTATTATTACTGCCAGCAGCACCGCCGCCTGATGAATCAACACCATCTATTAGAAAATCATAGTCTGGGTTTTTCTGAACTTCCAATCTTAAATCTTCTGGGCTTGATACTGTTAAATTACCATGCTTATCAGTGATCTTAAGCCCTTCTTCTGTATATTTAAATCGACTCTTAAGTTCTTTTGCAAGCAACCTACCACGTTTAGGATCTTTTGTTAAGCTATTTGCTAACGCTAGTGCTGCGCTTTCTTCACTACTTGATGCGGCTTTTTTATCACGACTCTCTATTTGTAGCAATAATTCTTCCCTTTGTAGTTCTGAGCTTTTAAATAACTGCTCATAATTACTAGCTGCTTTTAGCCTTTCTTTTTCCTCAGCTGCCGCCCTAGACTCTGCCGCCTTCGTATGCTTATTAGACTCATTAATCTTAGCCTGCAACCTTTGATTATCGGCTGACATTGCATCCAGCTTTTCCTGCAAAGCAATTGCCGCATCAGGTGCACCATCA